GAGTTAGTCCCGTATGAACGTAACTTAGTAGTGGAGGCATATGTGGCACGTCTGCAATTTCAACACCATCAGCAAGAACTTTATACCCCGAAATGGATTGATAGATTAATGGTTCTTCCCAAGCTATTGTGACTTCGGAGGCGGTTGCGTCAAGAATTAGATTGATGGGTGGGGATAGATATCGACGTTTCGTACGTGCTTTACGTGAACGTGAAACGTAAACCTCATCCGGAGGCGGGGTCTTAGGGGCGTTAGCCCTTAACAGATTCAATATATTCTGATCCATGTTTAATTTATGGAACTAATGTTAATTTGATACATAAATGTAATTGTAAAGAATTTCGATTGCACCAGTGTATTCCAAAAACGTGGTTCGAATAATACCGTCTTTCAATTCATGCCCATCAAACGGATTGTCTCTCATTCGTTCCATGAGAATCTGAAGATAAAGTTTATTCCAGGGATCGTGACAATCAAACTTCAACCAATTGATAGTAATGGGATTGTGATAAATTACCCATTGTCGCGAATAATCTTTAAAGGCGGGTTTGATATCATCGTCAATCCAGAGAGAACGTAACCTGAACTGAAGCATACCGAGGTGTTTTCTGATCTTCTCCATGGTCGCATTGGCTGATGCGATCTCTTAATTTATTTCCATCTTCAAAAAATTGTGCGGATTTATCCGATTTTCAATTCAAATAACATGAGAGGTCTAATTTTAAGAACAATGACGGAGAATTCCAATAATCGGAATTTCAGTACTATCTACGATAGTCACAGGGTTGGACCGGAAACCGGACTGGTCAATGGCGACAACATTTATAGTGTACGATGTTCCTTCAGTTAGGTCTTCTACGGCTTTTGAGAGTTGAGAGGTTTCACCTACAAGGGTACCGTCGCGGTAGACCTCGTACTTGGTTGCCGGAATGAATCCTGGAGTCCAACTGATGTCTAATTTCCGGCTTGATGCATCACTTGCAATATTCCTGGGACTCAATAGCTGACGGCGACGACGGAATCGTTTCTTCCAACCTAATTCAGACATTGTCATTATTTTGTGAAATAAATAAGATGATGCACTCAAATCTTAAAGTTCAGACCTATTCATAAAAAAATGGAGCATGTATTGACAACTTATATTCGGACTAAGACGATCTTTAAGGGTCGATTGAAAGATCTTAAGGATTATGAGAATGTTAGAATTTATCAGTATGAACTAAACAAATTATTGAGAATGCCTAGAGAGAGACAAGGCGTCCTTCTACATGATCTTCTAAAACGTAAAGAAATTTGGTACGACGAATCCAAAACAGAAAAACCACCATGGCACAAGGATTACACCAAAGAGATCACTAAAGGAGTTTTCAGAGCGGTTCAGCGTGGTCGGAGGATTGAACCGCGATTGTTGCAGGTTACCAGAAAGAGGGAGAAGGTTAAAATGCCTCTGAAACCATTGCATTTGTATATGCGGGATCAGTTAATGCACGTGGAGTTAGATGTCAGCCAATCAAAAATGCCTGTGTATTTTAAGGCTTTTCTGGAACACCGTCGAACAGATCTCGATGCATTCTTTACAGTTGACGCGTTCTCTCACAGGGTTCACTCACCAGTCGTGAATCTGAAAGGTGACCTTAGGAGTAAGATTAGGTTCTACGGTGAACCGGTAACTTCACTTGATGTTAAACAGATGCAACCTACTGTACTTGCTAAGGTGCTTCTTGGAGCGGTTGGAGATAATCCTTTCTCAACGGCTATATTTAACGGTGAGGATGTTTACGAGCATCTTATGGAGCAGAACCCATCAATCGAAGACAGGGATGCTTCTAAGAAGTTCCTATTTCGATTGATTTTCGGAAAACCAATGACAGAGCTTGGTACTATGTTCGAGGGTGACACTTCTTGGGTTGATTGGATCAACGAGTATAAATCACGCACAGAGGAATTAAACCCACATAAAGAAGAGAAACACACGAACCTTGCTTGGCTCCTACAATTCAGTGAGGTGCAAGTCATGACTGATATTTGGACGCGGTTGTATCGGAAAGGTATCCCTTTCCTCACCATTCACGACGATATCCTATGTCGGCGTAAAGACAAGGATATCGTATACGATATCATGGACGAGGAACTAAAGAAACATTTTAAGAGATACAGTATCGTAACTGATCATCATACTAAATAATTATTTCTGATAAGGGTTGTTAGGATTTTTCTTGATTACATATTCAGCGAATCGATTAGGGCGCCATAGAAGAACATCCCAACAATGACGGAGAGTGGTTAACTCGTGTATATTCTCCTCATCCCATGGCGAAGCATTACGGGCTAAAGAGATCAATTGATTGAAAGTCTTTTCATAGCTTTTGTCGTTATCACTGAAAATAGCTACGAGAAGCTTATTCAATTCCTCCTTCGTTGCAATATTCGACTTTCGATTCGAATCCTTTAGCGACATCGGTTTAGGTATGCCGGGGACGTTACTAGCAATTACAGTTCCTTCTTCCATAACGTAAACAGGACCGGTTGGATGATGGACCTTGCCATTGTCATCAACATAATCAGCTGAACGTTTGAGGTTATCGACAAAGGAGGAATCCATTTTCAAAAATTGTGACAAAATATTTTTTGAGAATTCCGATTTGGACTTCACGTCAAATCGCCGGGTCGGTCGTGGGAAGCTAATTTGAATTTAAAAAATGGGTAAACGACTATATACTGGAACTTGGGATGTTGGGATGAGCGATGTGAAGGATATATCACAAATCTCCAGGAATTAAAAAAAATTGAAAGGATGAACTTCACCGCACAGAAAACGAGGTACTTCATTTTCGTTCGTACCAACCCTGAACCGGATGACTATGACCGCGTTGTCAACGAAACTAATCGTATCGATGGTAACATCTACTACATTACGGACAGAAGCAACCCCGATCGTATCAGGTTGAAGGGATTATTGATTTTGAGGAAGCAGCCAGCTTATGCTCGAGACATCGCGAAGTGTTTCCCGAACTTCTTGGTCCATGTTCTCCCGACTTATTTCGAACTCGACTTTTGGAATCTTCATTGTGGTGTCACAATTATCGGAGAACATCCTTACAAAGGTATCCAGAAGCTTCTCTTCCCAACACTCGGACTTTCGGATTTCTTGAAGAATGGACCTCCTAAGTTACCTGGAAATATGGTATCCGCTCCCGAAAACAATACCTCCGGAAATTAAAATTATCGTTTTCGAATACACCTTTAATCCGTTAGAAGATCCTTGGTGACATAAATTATCAATGACGAACTTAGTAAACACATTGGTTATCATCGGCGCAATAGATTTAGTTATCAACTGTTTCTTCCATTTCATCCAACTCAAACGCTACTGTCAACATGAAATTCGAGAAGGTATTCACACTCTTGCTGCTCGTGTCGATCGCATGCACGGCGACCTCACACAAAGCCAAAGGGATGCGCAAGTCGAACTACACGAGTCATTCCAATTCATCAAGCGTAAAATCAGCGAAGAATACGAAGAAGACCCAGATGGGGAAAGGCGGAGGGAAAAAAAAGACTAAGACTAGTAAAAGTAAATCCTAATTACGAAAAAAACGAACGGGGTGAGGACGCGATAAAATAAATTATTAGGGGTTGATGATTTGATATCTATCCTCCGACAACTTCGTCATATCAGGATACTCATTCATACATACCACGATGTGAGGAGTCTTGATGCGTTTGATACGGCTTTCGTATTTAGGACTGAAAAAATAACCGTTCTTTACCTCTTCAAGAAAATCATATTGTATAAAATCTCCTTGTTTGCTTCTGGGACAGTCGAAGAATAAGTCTTCATACCTTCTATGGTGATGTAAGCCATGTCGGCTTTCTTACCAGGCACGATAATCTGTGAAGACTCAGGGTGGAGATCACAGAAATAACGTGAAAACCATGTCTTACCGGTATTGCCAGTGAGGTCGACAAGGAAGATGATTTTACGAGGATGAGGTGGGCGAAGTAAGATGGCATTCAAATCCTGTTGCCATTGACGGAGAGGGTGAGGCTCGACGGTGATCTTCTCTCGCTTGTCATCTATATATTCTTTTACGAATCGAGGGTAGAGGGCACATACTTCAGAATGAAGTTCGCGTAGTTCAGCCATGTCCGTAATACCTTCCTTGACAGAGGCTTTGAATTCTTCAAGATCCGATTTCTTTTCGCTTTTTCCTCCTGTGTTCTGAGGAACGCCCCATTCGGTAAAATCGCCGTCTTTCTTGCAATAATCGATACTTTGCGAGAGATGTCTGGTAACCGTACAATGGGCCTCGCCAATAACCGCTTTGACCTGTTGGAGACGCTTCCGGGATTGGAAAGAGACAGTACCTTGTAAATGTGGCGTACCCGATGCACCAACTTCTCTTCCGAAAACCAAATACTCCACACCAGGTATCGGTTCGGATAGGCGATCTACATCCGCAGGTGTGTAGTTGTTGAGGGTGAAGCTCCAGTGTTTCGCTCGAGGGCCTGTTGAGGGCATATTTCACATTATGTTTTGATATTGTGGACATCGTATCATCAAAACTTTTCTTTTCTGGTGTTGAACTCTTCATAAATTTCAAATTTAAAAAATAAGATTCAGTATGGAGCCGTTGTGTTTAATATCATTTGCTATCGCGACAGGCGCGCTAATTATTTCAAACGCGACAGTGGTATACTTACATGCATGTTTCACACAGATGGAGAACGCACAGGCTGCACGACAGAAAGTTGTAGAGCTACTAAGTCGTGAAAATAGTCAATAACTAAATTTAAATTTAAATGTTGACGTTTATTCAATAGTGATAGTGTGATTCTTCATTAGGACGCGTACCGGTTCCGCGACCATGAACTCTTGCGCGCAACGACCGCAAACACGTACACGATTGTCTTTCATACACGTCTGACAGAAAACGTGCCCACAGGGAGGTCGGTAGCAGGTAGTTCCATCTTCGATGCGTTCGTAACCGATGCAACATTCGCCATTGGGATCGTTAGGATCATTGGGATCTACATAGAGAAGTTTTGGTGGATCATCAACACGGGTGAGATCGATGATCTTGTAAAAGACGGATGCTGGCTCACTCATTTCAAAAAAAGTGTCCGTTGTTAATAGATTTGAATTCAAATACACCAGTTCGATTAATCTTGGTTGCCGAATGAACATCACGTCAAATCGCCGGGCCGGTCGTGGGATCTTCAATCTAGACCTCGCAAAGAATTCTGATACCTATATTCCGAATTCCGATTACCGCATGGACGGACGGGGTGGTAGGTCGTCCGTCCATATTTTTTTTGTTTGTTATGCCGGTTATCAAACCTGTCAACCACGAGCCTTGCGCTGTATGTCAAAACAATATTATGTTAGTGCAGTTCTTGAAACAGCTTGATAACCTGAAGAACGATATAGCGAAACTCTGGCATAAGGCATCGGAGCAATCAGTCTGTGTGGAAGGTATCGATAAGGATTTATATTGGGAGAGGACTCTGAAGGACGAAGACCTGGACATGACTCTTGTACCAACTTTCAACACATACGATAGGCATTGGAAGCGGACATTGAATCATAACCCGTTCCGGTTCGATTGGACATCTCTTGATTGTTGTCAACCGTGGGACAGGGATTATGTTGGTGTCGTTTCCGATGCATTGGACGAACAGATCGCTTCATGGAAGGCTCCGACTCCTTTTGGAAAAATGCCTAATCTCCCTTTACTTGATGCTTTGGAAGTCTTCGACGAGAGCGTGAAAAAACTCGAAAAATACTTGAATTTAATTTATCCGATTGTTGAAAACCACGAGAAATAAATAAACTAATAACCTAATCTTAATTTAAGAGATTTGAACTCCTGGAGGATTAAACCGGGTGCGCGTCAATAGACTCTTTGTTTGAGGAACGTAAGGGGACGTAGTCATCAACCGAGCGAGTGCCGTATTCTCCTTGTAGATTACTTCCTGAGCGGAAATACAGTCATACATCACCATAGAAGGTGCTCCAACTTCCACGCGACCGTGAATCTTAATGATAACGGTATCCCATTGTTCAGAAACGAACTGGTCAACCGCTGGAGGTTCAGTTAAGATCCGAGAAAAGTTAATGTCGTTATCAATGGCATTCAATTTGAACTGGTAACGATGAATATCGCGCAATTTTCCAGTGAGGTACGTTTGGTAGTTAGAAAGATCGAGGTTGCCTAGGCCCATGTACACGGCAGTGTTGAGGGTGCCTGGATCACCGATGGGATCGGGTTCAGTGAAGGCGAAGTCGAGAGCACTTGTGGGAACACGTGCTGCCTCCCAGTATCCTTCATTTTGATCTGCAGAATTAACAAGGGAAAGACGAAGGGCTGTACCGACTACGCGGATAGCTTTGACATTGTCACGATCGGTGAGGGAATCCAAATGTCCTTGGAAGGGTGTAGGTGTCACCTCAGGGACACCGGGATCGTCATCGACACGCCAGCAAATCACATTGGAAGCTCCCGGAACTAGGGCGATGTAGGTGGAACCTGTGCTATTGCATGTAATTTCACCAGTAGCACGAAGACGAATACCGGATGAACGGGATACTTTACCATCCAGCAACTTTGGCTGGGACATACCCTTATCAAAGGGGTCTAGCAAGGATTTGGTGTATGCTTGAAGCGACATGTTTAAACTTCACGAATTCAAATTTATGAGATTATGAGCTTAGTATTCTATCTCCATTTTCCTCTGAAATAGACGGTGCTTCCACCAGTATACCAGAAATCTGATCCGAACGTTTCTCTGGCTGTAGTTGGATTGACGTATGGACCTGGATGTCCACTTAAACCTTCACTGCAAATCCAATTAGCAATTATGAAAGCTAATTTAATAGACCAGGGCAGGTCTGCATTCACACCTGCAAGTCCTTCAGCCTGTGCACGTCTTGCAGTATATGTTGATAGTTCAGGGTAAGTCGCGAAATCGTTGTTGTAAGGAGCTTGGGATATGTATCCCGAACGATCAGTACTATTGGGAAAGAACGATGCTCCACAATGACCTCCGGCTGTATCGACATCATTACCCGGAGGGTTCCAACAAGGTCCGTAAGCATCACCATAGGAACCGGTAGGTGGATAAGAAGAATCCCAGTATTCCGTTCTTTTCCTTTCAGAGGCCCAGCGCGCTTCCAGATACAAACGCGCGTCTGGATTTACGGGAATTACATTACCGAACATATTTCGGAAATGTCTGATTACTTCAATATTCCAGGCATCAATCTCAGCAGGAGTGGGAGCTGTATTGTCTGCGAAGGGATTTAACTCGTAGAACCTTTCACGTATACCTCGTACAACATACGGATGGGATGGGCGGATCCAGTTACAAAGATTACCTCCAGGAGGGTTGGTGGGGTCTATAGGCATTCCATCCCATGTAGAGTTAGTCCAATGACTAGAAGGAAGCCAGTTAATACCGTCTGGGTCTTGACTAGAAACACTGCCAACAGCTTGTGACAATGATGTTTGGTTATTGAGTTGCGTTGCAGCGTCTGGGATAGCAGCTACTGTATATCCGGAAGTGTACTGTCGCCCAGTGATTGGCTCTGGAGGCGGGGGTGGAGGCGGAGTTGGAGGTGGGTTGGAGGCGGGGTTGGAGGCGGAGGTCCAATTGGTGCTGGTTTACTAAACCAACTCTCTACATCATCTTCATATTCAGAGTTCTCTTCTATGAATTCTTTCGTTGGACAGATGTTGGTGTCTGGAACGAACGGTGTCAGACCAATCGGTTCCGGAAAACCGATATCGTTAAACAGAGTGTCTGGATCTCCTAACTTGGGTCCTGGTGGTGCTAGCTTTGGCTTCTTGCATGGTGGGCAATTGATTGGTCGTTCTTTCCTTGGCGCAGAAAAAGGGAGTGAACGAGACGTGATTCCGTCGGGTATCAACGATGACATGGATTGATCAGGTCTGACCCCATGTCCGTTAGGACGATTTTGTGTTGGAATATTTTGAGTGGGATTCCATGGATTATCTTCGGGAGGACGAGTGTACTTGAGAAACTCCGAACATAATATACAACCAGAGCGTTGCTCATTACAGTTAGAATTATTATCGCAATTATTATCGTAACTCATTGTCATAAAAATTTATGATGACAACCAAATACTGGTTGGATTGCATGAAATCATGCTGTGAGGCACAGGAGGAACAATTCGGGATTCAAAATGGAGACTTGGAAGGAGTGGAAAATGATGAAATGGAAGACCCGGCGGTAACTGGTGTTACCACTGATATGGATTGCGAGAAATATAAGAAATGTTGTTGTGAAGATGATGATGATAATAATGGTGGAGGTGGTCCCATTCCTTTTAACCCTGATGATCCACCACCACCACCTGATCCTCCAGTGGAATTCGATAACGGAAACTGGATATTCTTGCCTGTTCCGGTACCAAATGATTCTAGCGAAGAAGAAGAAGAAGAAGAAGAACAAGAAGAGGAAGATCACGCTGAACACCCGGACGATGATGACGATCCGTTTGATCCTCCAGATGATGAAATGGAAGACCCATCTGATGGAGACAAAGAAACGCCAGATGGTGGTGAATTAGAAGACCCATCGAACGTGGAAGAACCGGAAGGAGATGATACGTTAAGTGATTTGGATGATGACGTTATTATTGACGGTTCTGATCCTCCGATTGGGCCTGATGAAGATGATGACGGTGATCAACTAATGCCTGATGGAGACAAAGAAACACCGGGTGGTGATGATGATGAAGAGCCTATAGAAGGCCCTATAGAAGAAGATGAGCCTATAGAAGGCCCTATAGAAGAAGATGATCCTTGTAAAACATATGGTCCCGATGGAGAATGTGAATGTTATGTAGGTGATCCAGAATGCGACAGTGATGCAGAAGGTTATCAGTCACCGATAGAAGATCCGATAGAAGATCCGACACAGGTTCCACTTCCAATCGAACCTGAAGAAGACTTGATAATTCCAGTCTTGTCGGGTCCTAACGATCCGTTTGATCCAGATCCAATCGAAATTGACGAGGACGAAATTGAAGATGACCCGATAGTTCCAGATCCAATCGAACCTGAAGAAGACCTGATAGTTCCACTTCCAATCGAACCTGATGATCCTCCTCCAGAGGAGGATCCTCCAGAGGATGATCCTCCTCCGGAAGACGAGTGTATGGAGGATTCAAACAGAGCTCGAGAAATATGGGTGATGGTAAATCAGTTTAGGGTTTCAAACGGTCTTCGACCACTGCAATGGGATGATAGGATAGCACAGGCTGCTAAAGTTCTCGCAAAAAACAATTATACCTCTGGAACCGCACAACACGACTTCAATGGAAAGGCGCGTTTACTAACGGCTGGGTACGATGTATCCAGTTTACGCGGTGAGCCGTATGAAAACGTACATCTTATACCTGATGGGACTCCGGCTGAAATCGTTTTAGGTGAAACGGGG